ATACCTATGGATGCAGTTGCTTGAGATGCAGTTCCTACAAGAGTTAGTTTCTGTGTGCCACCAGAACCAATGAGAATCTCCTCTCCATCTGCTCCTTCAATACCACCTAAAGTATCATCAATTTCTTCAACACCAGTATCGATAACTTCATCCTCATAACGGAATAGCTCACAAGTTAACTTATAAACGTAGTTTTCTCTTAACTGATAAAATGGTTTTTCATGCTCTACATATTTGATTTCAAACAAACGATCACCTAGTGGAAAATAAATCAAGTCTCCCTCTTTTGGTCTTGTAGAGAGTTTGACATTAGATTCATTTTTCATTAGGGGAGATATGTATGTCTCAAATCTTTCTTTTGATATGATTAACGTTACTTCATTAGTTGCCTGTATACCAAACTTTGATAATGTTGAAGGCATATCATCATAACCATCAAAGTTATCAATATATGCTTCTAAAGGATATGCATCATCAAATTTTGATTGTGTTACCTCTCTTAATATCGTGCTCTCACTTACAAATTTTCTTGGCATATAGTGTATTTCTACACCGTACATTTTCAACTGCTCGTTAATCAAAGACTGAACG